TTAATTAATTTTATAGATTTTATCGAATACAGAATCAATCATTTCATCATTCTTGTTATCTAGCTCTTTTATAATGTGTAAGTAAGTAGTTATCGTTGTATCTAAACTTGAATGCCCTAGCCTTTTAGAAACATATATAGTATCACAGCCTTGATACAAGAGAACTGAAGCATGCGTATGACGTAAACCGTGTAAGGTGAATTTTTTTGTTACACCTATTTCAGATAGTTTTTTTCTCAAGTATTTAGTTACTGCGTTATTAGAAATAAGCCCGTTTTGAGAATTGTAAAAGATAAATTGTTCAGGGTTTTGTACCTCTAGTTTATCAAACAATTCTTTTTGAGCTTTCTTGTATTCTTTTAGTAATTGAGCAGTATGAAAATCAATTTTTATTTTACGTACAGAACTTTCGTTTTTAGTTTTTCCCCAGCAATTCATTTTGTAATTCCACGTTTTATGAATATCGATTATTTCATCCTCGAAATTTATATCGTTCCAAGTTGTTCCTAGTAACTCTGCAAAACGCATACCTGTAGCACCAGCTACCACAACCATAATTGGCGATGCGTAGTGTGGGTCAATTCCTTTTTCAGCTAATTCCATTAACCGCTTAAAATCACCGTAATCTAAAAATTTATCATTTTTGGTTTTATCTGATTCTTTACCTTTAATTACAGCTTTTCTAGTTGGATCAAATAGAATAAGTCCTTCCTCAACCGCATCTTTAAGCGATGCTCTGATATGGTTATTAAATTTAATGACAGTTGACTTCATATGCTCTTCGGCAAACTTGTTTAAATATCGTTGGTACAATGGGCGGGTAAGTTGTGAAAGAATTATATTTGGCATATATCTTTCTATATTGTTGAGTGTATCCTTGTATTTTCTGTATGTTATTTCAGAAACGACATCTTTTTTATATAGATTCATCCAATCTTTAAAGTATTCAGACAACAAGATATTTTGTTTATCACCTTGAAGCCCTTTTTTTAAATTATATTCAATTTCATCAGCTGCTTCTTTGGCTTCTCGTTTAGTTTTAAACCCGCTTTTTCTTAATTTGCTATGCGTACCATCTTGTTTTTTATAAGATATTTCGTATTGCCAAGAATTTCCCCGCTTTATAAATCTAGCCATTGCCTATTCCTCCTGTTTTCTGGTAAAATAGGCATAGAAAATAGGCCTATTTTAGGTTTGTTTTATAGTTGCGTCATCTCAAACTTTGGACAGGGAGAGATGGCGCTTTTTTGTTTACTTAATATTAAACAGGTACTTTGTATTTAGCAGCTTTTTCAAAAGATACTAGTGGGCTAAAATGTATTTCAATTTCGCCTGTCTGGTTTAAACCGAAGTGAGCAACACAATCCATTTCTTTCCCAGGAGCGACTGAGCCCATTGTGTTATCATTTGGATAAGTTTCAGATTTTTTGTTGTCTGAGCCGTAAACTTCAACATCCATACCTACAGGGATATCTGAATCACCATCATTTTTTACAGTATAAGTAATTTTTACTACTTGTGCAGGTTGGTTTTCTTCAAATTGATTTCTTTCATCAGTTAATTCTACACTATTTAGTGTATATTCAGCATCACCAACTTTTACAGTGTCACCAATCTTATAGAAAGTATCGCTTTTTTCTTCTTTAGAAGATGAAGCAGAGGTTGAAGATTTAGTTACTTTTTCGCCACCATTATCACTTGCTTTATTACTATCTGATCCACCATTTAAAGCAGAACCAATAATTACAATTAAAATTACTGCTAGTATCCAAAACCAAACTCTTTTGTAGAAAGGTTTTTTTACTTTGTACGTTTTTCCATCTTGACCCATAACTTTTTTTGACATTTAAATTTTCCTCATTTCTTGTTATAATGTATTTGTGATCTCAGAAATGAGGTATGAGTCCGTGTTGCAGCACGGGCTTTTTTATTGTGCGTAAGAGTATTTTTTCTTGAAATAAGACTGGCAAACATTAAAACATTCTGGTCTTAACTTATTATTGATAGAGTAGAACTCCATGAAATTTTCTAATTTGAACTGAGATTCATCTGTCAGTTCGTTCTCAATAAAGATATTTAGTAAAATCATAATTGCGATTCTATCAGCTTCAGTTTCGAATTTTGAATGAAAAGTTGTAGAGTTATCGTACAATACTGAATATTCAAAATGTGAAGCAATGAAATTCTCTCACTCTCTAAATAGCAAGCTTTTTTATTTAACTCTTAAAGTCATTCCAGGATAATAACCCCAGTTTCCACCATTTAGCTCTTCTAATTGCTCAACAGTTAATCCGTGTCGTGCTGCAAAGTCACGTCCGAGTTCATTTTGTCCTAATTGGTCATAGACTGCCTGTTCTTCAGATTGTTCGGAATTTTGAGGTTCTTCACTAGGTGCTTGCGTAGGTTCAGCTTGTTGTTGTGGTTCAGAAGGTTGCACATCTGCTTGCTGCCCTTGATTGTTTCTTTCTATTAGTTGCTCCATCGTAATATTTCCAAGATAACTATAAACCTGTCCGCCAGCAGTTAAAGTGCCATCTGCATTTTTCACTAATGTTCTTGCAGTGTTATTCAAAACATATGACATTGTTTGATTACCATTCGCATCAATAGAAAAACTTAAATTTTGGAGTGGAACATTTGATTGAGTGGTGCTAGTCAGCGTTCCGTCAGCGTTTATAAAAAATAAATTATCACTTTGGGGGATACCCCAACCTCCGACAAAATCACTTAAACTCACTTGTGTTTGCGTTTCCTCCTCAACAAATGAAGTGGAAACGCTAGATGTTTCAGCTGTTGAACTTGATTCTTTCTCTTTAGTTTTACTAGATGAAACGATTGTAGTGGATGTAACAGTTGTAGATGATTCTTTTGTTTTTACTTCTTTTTTCGTTTCGGAAGAACACCCGGCTAACATTATTAAAGACAAACCTAACAAAATCATCTTTTTCATTTTCGATCTTTCCTTTCATTTTCACAAGCTCATTTTTACATAGTTTATTAATTTTGATGGATCATAATTATATCTAAATTGATTTATTGCTGTTCTGGCTAAACTTTGATTTAACAAAATAAATTTTGTTAAGAAATCGTATAATCTAACATAAAGTGCAGCTGCACTCATTTCAAATTCGTCACAGATTTGATAAAAAGACATTTGCTTTCTAAAACATTCTTTTAGAGCTTCATTATTAATCAAAGCAAGTGATGCAAAAATATTAGCTCGTAATTCTTTTGGTGCATCTTTTTCGGAATAACCGTTCCCATCTAATAAATCCGAGAAGCTTTGTGTTGTTTTTGATTTATCCATATCAAAATAATAGTGTCCCAATTCGTGTAAAATAGAAAAACGTTGTCTTCCTTCTACCATAAACGGATTATAAGAGATTCCGTAGTTTCCAAAAATATTTATTATGTTTCCAGATAAATATTTAGAAGCAACTTCACCAAATGAATAAGAGACAATTTCAATATCTTCAACATCAATTGCATAGTCTCTATAATGATCCCAACGTAAATCTTTTAACTCAATTCCGTAGTAGTCTGCAATTTTTTCAATAATAATGTAACTTTGATCATGATATTTAAAATAAGTGTCATAGTCTATATCCATAAGTAGCCTTCCAATCATTTATTCTTTAATCTATTTTTCATGAACTCAAAATACTCTTTCAGTTCTTCCTCTAATTTTTCTCTGTCTTCTTCTGGAATATCTTTGGTATCAATACGGAAGAAAGTAGAGAATTCTTCTTCCGGTTCGCCCTTATCAATACTAGGATTGTCAGTTCTTCCTAAAAGATAGTCAGTCGAAACACCAAAGTAGTCAGCAACCTTTTGTAGTTTGTCAGAGGCGGGGGAACTCGTTTTCCATCGATACAAAGAGTTTTTTCCAAAACCTAGTCGAGATTCTAATTCTAAAATAGAAATTTTTTGACTATCAGCCAATTTTTTTACTCTTTCAAATGTAGTCATATCAACCATCCTAGATGCTTAGAAAAAAGATTCTATACAAAAATATAGAAAATGCTTGACGTCTATATAAATATATAATATACTCTTCTCGTAAGCTAATTTATTAGCTAATAAGTTCTCAAATAAAACCAATAAATGAAACATAAAATCGTTGGGGAACGGTAAAAGTGTTTATTTACTAGTCTTTAGAAGGCTTATTTAACTATGGTTATATTCTATATTATTATATAGAAAGTGTCAACAGGTTTTATTAAATTAGCTAATTTTTTAGCTTACAAATTAAAAAATAAAAGGGAGTGAGTAATAAACATGTCACAAGACTTAGCAATTGACGTAAGAGCAGCTCTAATTCGTGCAGGGAAAAACCAATCTTGGTTAGCAAAACAGCTAGGGATTTCAAGCCCGTACTTATCAGATATCCTTCATGGTCGCAGACGGTCAGAAGAGCAAGTTCAAAAAATCAAAAAAATCTTAAATATAAAGTGAGGTGTTTAGTTATATGTCTCAAACACAATACTTAGAAGCTAAAATTCCAGTTCCTTCAGATTACGTTATTATCTCTAAAATTGAATATGAAGAATTAAAAAAAGCTGATGAGACAGGAAACTGGATGACGTTGAAAGAAGTATTAGACAGGGTAAATCGTGGGTATGAATGGTTTACCAGTAATGTATTGAAAAATCCCAGATTTAGAAAAATATTAGACGTGGATAAAAATAAAGATGGTTTTGTTTATTATCCAGGGGACGGTCGCGATACTTATCTTTTTCAGAGAAGAAAAATGCTTGAATTTTTAGATGAAAATTTTGCAGATATTTTAAAGAAAGGAAGTAATTAAAAATGAACAATTTAGTAATTATGAAAGATCAACAAGCAGTAACAAGTAGTTTACAAGTTGCTGAAACTTTCGGAAAAGAACACAGAGCTGTTTTAAAAGCAATTGATGATTTGAAAGAGGGGCTTGCACAAAAATATGCAGACCTATTTTGTGAAGACACTTATATTCATCCGCAAAACAAACAGGCTTACCGTGTTGTTTATATGAATCGAGATGGATTTACGCTAGCAGTATTAGGTTTTAATAACTCTCAAAAAGTGTTGGAATTCAAACTGAAATATATTGAAGCTTTTAATCAAATGGAAAAAGAAATTCAACAGCCTAAACTTCCAACCTCGCAAAGAAAATTAGCGATGCTTGCTTTATCAGCAAATGAAGAAACAAATGAGCGTGTAGATGTAATTGAAAAAGAAGTAGCCGCCTTAAAAGACAATCAAAAAATCGGTGCAGATGATTATAGCTACTTATCACGTCGAGTTCATCAACGAGTAGCAGAAGTTGCAAGAGGATTTGGGAAAATCACAAAGGAACAGCGTGGAAAGTTATACAAAGATATTAATTCAGGTATTAAGCAAATCACAGGCGTGGGGACCCGATCACAATTAAGAGAAAAACATTATCCAATCGTAATTGAATATATCAATGACTGGGAGCCGTCCACAGCAACAAAAACAGTTGTAAGACAAATGAGCTTTGACTTAAACGACATTGCATAGGGAGAATATTATGGCTTATACAACTGAACAAGAAAGTTGGATACTCAACCAAATCAAAAAAGAGCGTAAACAGCTACAAGATGATAGAGCAGCGCTTAGACAATCAGAACAACTGACCGAAGGAAAAGCATATCAAATTGAAAAAGAACTCGAATTTTTAAGATATTTAGAAATTCAAAATAGAATCCATGTATAAGGAGAAATGAAATGAGAAAAATTTATAACCTAAGAAGAATCGCAGTGATACTAATCGTATTCGGACTAGGACTGCTAGTAGGCGGGAATTTTAATCCGATTATCCAAAATATATATATCGGCTTATTCATCATTTGGACACTGTTTTATGATCTGGCACTTGAAGATAGAGAGGTTAAGAAATGACAAGAAAAGACAAATTAGAACAAACGAAAAAACTTGCTGATTTATGGTACCAGCAACAAAAAAATAAAATATACATTGCGCAACAAAAAGAGCGCAGAGGTGTCGCATGACGACAAAAAAACGACTTAAGCCGGCAAGCAATAAGTCGCATACAAAAATTATACAAGAAAAATTATATCACAGAAACGAGGTCTTGTGAATGAATCGTAGTGAAGCAGATGCGCTAGATCAATTTTTAACAGAGCCGTCAGAAGAATTACAGAGAATCGAACCAGAATGGGAATATGACGAGGAGGAAGATATCCGTGGCAACACTTTATGAACTTAGCAACGATTATTTAAAAGTTTTGTCATTAGCTGAAGAGCTTGATGATGGAACATTAAAAGATACGTTAGATAGTATTAGCGATTCAATTGATTTAAAAGTAGAAAACACAGCAAAAGTAGTTAAAGAACTTGAAAGCAACATATCTATTGTTGAAAAAGAAATCAAACGGCTACAGTCACGAAAAACAACGCTTTCTAACAATGTAAAGAACCTAAAAGGATATCTGCAAGATGAAATGGAAAAGGTCGGCAAAACGAAAATCAAGGGCGAATTATTCAATGTAGGAATTCAAAACAATCCAGTTTCCGTGAATATTATAGACGAAAAATTAATTCCTATTGGCTTTTTAATTCCTCAACCTCCCAAAGTTGATAAAACAGCTTTGAAAGAAGAACTGAAACATGGGGAAATCAAAGGTGCAGAATTAGTTCAAACTAAGAGTTTGAGAATTAGATAGGAGGTTTCAATATGGAAATAAAAAAGGCTAAACGTGAAAAAATAAAAGTTCCTATCATGATAACTGGCGCAAGTGGTAGTGGAAAAACAGTAAGTGCGTTGTTTATTGCTAAAGGAATTATTGAAAAAATGCATTCAGACTTATCAGAACAAGAACAATGGGAAAAAATAGGTGTCATTGACACTGAGCACAAACGATCGTTGTTATATGCTGATTCAACTATTGGGAATGTCGACATAGGGGAATTTTTGCATATTGATTTTGAAGCACCATTTACTGTACAGCGATATATACAGGCTTTTAATTTATTCAAACAAGCTGGGGTAGAGGTGGTCATAGTCGATTCTCTAACACATGCTTGGAGTGGTGAAGGTGGCATTTTAGAACAAGTAGAAAACCATCAGAGAGGCAACTCTAAAAATCAAATGTTGGCTTGGAATAAAGTAAAACCATTAGAGAAAGAATTTCTTAAGTTAGTAACAGGAAATTCAATGTATGTGATTGGAACGTCTAGAAGTAAGCAAGCCTACGACATGGAAAAAAATGAACAAGGTAAAACACAAGTAGTAAAACTAGGGTTGAAACCTGATCAAAAAGATAGTTTGGAATATGAATTTGCTATCGCTTTACGTATTGATCAGGACCACATAGCGGAAGCTACCAAAGATAACTCAAATATGTTTAATATGCCTTTTAAAATAACAAAAGAAGTAGGCGAAAAAATATATGAATGGAGTAGCGAAGGAATAGATTTAGAAAAATTAAAAGATGAATTAATTAGTAGTATTACAGAACTTGCTACACAATCTGAAAATCATGAAAATATGTTTAAAGAGTTGCACAGCAAGATTAACAACGTACCTTTAAAAAACGTAAAAACTAAAGTTCTTGAGCGTATGAAAGAAATGTTAGAAAAGATTGAAGTTCCTAGTGTAGAACAACAAAGTGAAAACGAACTCGATGAAGAACAAACAGAATTATTTGACGAGGCAAATCCTCCTATTGCAAATGATTTTGAAAAGAAGTGATTGAATGATTGGAAAAATCATAAACCACAAAGGGAATAAATTGGCCATTGAATTTGAGGATGAAATAAATTCAAATTTTCTCGAACTTCTGGCTAATAACGATGATAATTTAGCAAAAGTTGAATTCTTAGATAATCGACAGATGTCTCAAAAACAGAATGCACTTTCTCACGTTCTAATAGCCGATGTAGCACGTTGGAGCTATGACGAACCTAAATGGATTGAAAGTGTCTTGAAATACTACTACGAGGCTAAGAGTGGTGTTTATTTTGAACATAGTAGAGCTACCAAGAATGAAGCGACTGAGTGGATCGGTTTCTTGATTGAGTTCATTTTGAAAAACGATATACCACTGGAAAAAAGATACCAATACTTGCTTGAAAATAACAAATGGTTTTATTACTGTCTGAAATATCGTAAGTGCTGTATTTGTGGTAAACATGCTGACGTTTGTCACATTGAGGTTGTTGGTATGGGGCGTAATCGTAAAAAGATTAATCATGAGACATTCACATTTTATGCTGGTTGCCGTCAACACCATCAAGAGGAACACCAAATAGGCACTAAGAACTTCTTGAATAAGTATCAAATTAAACCAGTCAAATTAAACATCGAAGAACGTAAAAAGTTAAACATAGGAGGATAGAACGGTGGCTGAAAGAAGAATGTTTGCAAAGACCATCATTGATAGCGATGCATTTTTAGACATGCCGCTGTCAACTCAATCTCTTTATTTTCATTTGTCAATGCGAGCGGATGATGATGGATTTATTAATAATCCTAAGAAAATCCAACGAATGGTTGGATGTGGAGATGATGATTTAAAGCTATTAATGGCCAAAAGATTTATTTTAGTTTTTGATAGCGGAGTTATTGTTATCAAGCATTGGAAAATTCATAACTATATCCGAAATGATCGATACAAACCAACTCTATATCAAGAAGAAAAGGCTGAATTAGCTGAGAAAAATAGTAAGGCATATACCTTTAAAACCGAGATTATAGAGAGTGAAAACAATCTTGGTATACCAGATGACAACCGCATGGGATACCAAATGGATACACAGGTTAGGTTAGGTAAGGATAGGTTAGTTAAGGATAAAAAAAAGAATAGTGTTGAGCCGAGCTCAACTATGCATGAATTATTCGAAAAAGTTTGGAAAACTTATCCAAAGAAAACCAACAAGAAAAAAGCTAGAGAACAATTTTTAAAGAAGTTCAAGACGGAAGAAGATTTAGAGTCGTTTAAAAAAGGATATAAAGACTATCTTGCGTATATTAAATTAAACGATTGGTACCATCCACAAGAATTATTTCGTTGGATCCGTGATGATCGTTATAACGATGAATATGATTTATCTCAAACAAATAAACTGCCAGCCTATTCTAAGGTGCCTATGAGACAAGAAAAGTTACCTGAATGGGCTAACAATCAGAAGCAAGAAGAAGAGAAACTTTCGTCAGAGGAACAAGCTGAGCTTGATAGACAAATAAAAGAATACTTGGAG